CAATCATTATTTATGCCTTATGTAATAATCTTTGAACCTGTCATCACAAGCAATTTTTCCATTTATCTTTGTAAATTTATTTGTAATAGGATACCCAAGCATTATTTGAGGTTCAGGAAACAAATCATACATGTTTTTATTAAACACTGCCATGTTTATATTAGTGGTATTATCCAAACTCATAAAATCTGCACACATTAATATTAATAAATCAACAACGTTTTTATAGCTACCACCAAAACAACCAGCAGAGCCATATTTACGTTTTCCATATTTGATTTCACCGTATGAGTCAATCATCTTATCTCGCATGTAAGGTCGATCTTCAATGTTTACGTCAATTACTTTACCAGTGTAAAACCTGTACCTATCAGATATTAACTCAAACGGGTTTTTGTTAAATTGCAAATCAAACAAATCAGTACAAAACACGTTATCTATTTTACTTTTATTTCTACAAAGCCAATTAAACCAGCAAATAAAACGTTCATCATTCAATGAAAGTTTTGTTTCTGGTTTGTAATATTCAAACTTTACAAATTCGGTTTCGTGTTTTTTTATAAAAGCATCACTTAAACAGTCATGGAATATAACACCATTTACATTTAGTTCAGTAAGTGATTTTATCCAATGGTCAACCAGATTTGGGTCATCAGGCTTATACCTTATGTTCCTTTGTGGATCTTTTTTTGATATAAAATAATTGCTTAATACGATATTCATTAATCAATCCATTTTTAAAATAAACAGGCCATCAGGTATACAGCCCGACAGCCCATTCATAGGAGTTTCACATCCAAACCAAAAACACCATTTAAGAAGAGGGTGTCAAATCAATAACAAATCCAGCAGTTGCTTTATTGCTTGATGCATATTTTTCCCAGTTTTTAGCAGTTCCAAGATTAGTTAAATTGGGATTTTTTCCACCAGCAACAGGGTCCCACGAATAACCCAGAAGCTCCATATTGAAAGCACCTTCAGCACGATAACCGATAGAAATGTTTTCCTCATTGTTAATCGGATATTGAATGGTTTCAGGTGCCTGTGATTCTACAACAGAAACCGCTCCAGGTTGTAAACCAAATATCTTATCAGATGCGCATTTGTCAGTAACCAAAATAGGTTTCCCCATTGATCCAGGCTGTCCACCGTAAATTACGACATCAGCTTCATTGAAAATTTTATTGTCAATTGCTTCATCAATAACATCAAAGAAAGTGGTTGAATGCATTGCCAATAATGCAATTCTTTCGAATTTGTCACCCATCTTGCGAAGACCTTTTGTAAAGATCTTTTTACCGCTCGTAGTAACAGAACCACCTACCCTCATGTCAGCAGGAATTGCAGCATTAAGAGAATCAAGCGCAGCTTGAATCCAATATGACATGGTTGCATCAGCCATTTTCATCCCAACAACTAATGAGAATTCTTCAGGGCTTCTCATTCTTCGCTTGAAAGCTTCTTTGGTAGTTTTGAAAGGTCCGAACTTCCAAGGGCACTTCACACTTACCATTTCTTCGGCACCAATTTTAGACACACCGACAGTGCTATCGGAGTTTACATCTCTGTGTGAAACAGATCCGTCAAACTGATAAAAAGCCTGTTTACGGAAGTCTCCTTCTATAAGTTCATTTCGGATTGATATAGCCCCATTTGAACTACCACCGAACACATCAATATTATCCTGTATACGTTCAAGGTATGCAGTCTGCACAAGCTCGTTATAAATAATAACATCTGAATTTACAGTTCCATTAGCAGGCATTATTAATCTCCTTTAGGACGTTTTGCAGGGAGTGCCAAATATTTGTCACGCCCGTTTTTGTCAATAAATTCTTTTATCTGTTTTGCAGACATTTCCGACCTGTAAAGTTTACCTGTTAAAGAACTTCCGCTACCATGTGCCTGACCACTTGCACCAGATGCGCCAGTACCAGCAATCAAAGGCATTAAGCTCGGTGTGTTCCTCAACTCTGTTAAAAACTCATCTGTTGAAGTCAAACTTGGTTTGCCGGATTTGTCAAGAATGGTAACCTTAGTTTGCCCATCTTTGACTTCTGCCGTCATTCTGTGTTTGACAATTTCGAAAAGAGTTTCATAGGTCGAATAGTCTTTACCATCGGCACCTTTTACAGATCTTGCCAGTTTAGAAGCGATCTTTGCGGCTTCAGAATCAACAGCACTATTCTTGACATAGTTGTTTAATTCTGAAAGTTTACTTTCGTAATCTGATTTCATACTATTTACTTTTTCCTCATAGGTTTTTATCAGATCATCGTTTTTGCCGCCTTTTTTCAAAGAATCCAGCTTCAGTTTTTCCAGCTCATCGTTTGCAGCTTTGAATTGTTTTTCGTAATCCCTACGAAATTCACGCTCTTTTTCAAGTGCGCTTTTCAATCCATTTACATCAGGCAAACCGGATACATCAAGGCGATACTTCCCGTCATCACCTTTTTTGTACTCTGAATGAAACTTTTCATCAATTCCATCCAAACTGTCAAGTTCTAAATCAAGTGCCATTTTAAACCCTCTCGGTTTAAGTTTATTTGTTAATTGCCCATCTCAGACAATTGTATACTATACGTTAATTTACACACAAACAAAGAGTTTGTCAACCTGTTTATTTATTATTTTTACAATCCAGCCTTTTCAAAAGCTAAAGGTTCAAGTTTTCTTAATTCATCTAAGCTTATTTGCTGATAATCTTTACCAACATTTATTTTTTTAAACCGTTCTGCACTTATTCCACCATCACGAAACAATTTCGCCCTTTGTTTACCAAGTGCAAACCCCTGTACTTTGTCAGGCTGTGTTTTAAGCCATTCATAATAAGATTGCTTTGCTGGAACATATTCAACTTTTCCAGATTCGTTTCTTGCTGCCCTTGTCGAATTCGAATCGAGAAAAGAATATCTTTCATCAAGTACAGCTGCGGTTGTGGTCCTGCAACCTATGTGATATGGTGGAAACTCGCCCGTTCCAATAGGATACACCTGTCCATCTCTTGACCTGCACTCAGCTGTTGTGCTATCATCCAATGTTGCAACAATACGAACGCCTTTAACAATATCCTTGTTTTCTTTCCACGTTTCTTGACGGGCTTCATTTGCTGTATGTTGTAAAGCTGTTCTTGTAACAAGTGTTATATCTTTTTTACCCCTTGCCAATTGACCATCAGCAAACTTTAACCCTTTAGTTCCCTTGATCTCCCTTACAATTTGTGGCGTTGTTAATCCTTGCGTATATCCATTACGGATTATCCCACCGACCTTTTTAATTGTACGTTCTGACCACTCTTCAAAAAACGGTTTTAGCAAATATCCTTTGTAATCCTTCGTATTTAGCGGAGACATAAACACAGCAGATTGTAACTGTTTACGACTTGGAGTAACAAAATCAAATTCAACAACTTGTTTCAGTGCATTGATTTCAAATTCAGATTCGTATTTTGCAAAGTCAACAACCTGATCTTTCCACACGCCATAATAGTTTTTGTAAATGTCTGAAATATCTTCCTGAAGTTTAGTAATTAGCTTCTCAATTCTATCCCTTGAAAACTCTGTCAATTGCTTTGTGGCAATTCTTTTCTCAAGTGATTTTACCATTTGTTTAAGAAATGGATCAAACTGATTAGCAATATGCGTTTTGTGACCTTCCAGAAATAACTGGTGTCTTGTTGCAATGTTAATCAGTTTTGATGGTGTTTTTGCCATGTGTTAATCTTCATCTTCTACACTAAAATCAGGCATTGTTACTTTAGGACTTTGCTCTTCAAGCTCTTCAAGTATTTCATCTGTGTTTAACTCTTCATCTTCAATGCCATGTTTCTTCTGCCAGTTAACGAAAGCTTCTTTTCTGTAATGGCCTGCCGTAATGGCATTCGATAAAGCAGTTATCATCTGTGCATCTGTTTTGTATGATTTAAAATCTTGGAAAATTGTATATTCAAGATCATCTGTAGCTGGAATATTCATAAAGTCACATACCCAGTTCAAACACTTTGTAACAGCTTCACTTATATTGCTTGCTATAAGGGAAAGTTTTGAATGTTGTGTGTCTTGTTCACCTTCCGATTGTGTTGCAGTCTTTACGGCACTTCCAGGCATTATAAATGATCCACCAAGACCAACAATATCATTTACTTTTTTGTCCATTGCTTCACGTACAATCTGGTTTGGTTCACCTTGTGCAAATCCTAATGTCCCACCTTCGCCAAGTCCGATAAGTCTACCACAACCAAAATAAAATCC